GCCCGCCCCGGATTCGGTTTAAGGGCGGGCCGTTACCGAGCGGGGTCTAAGTGGGAGGTCACTGCCTGCTCGTTGATTCGGATATTGCCACGAACGAATGAGCTTGTATACGGCTAGTTGTGGGCTGTGGATAGGTTGTGGACTAGGTTGTGTGGAGCTCGCCAAGTGGCTTGCGCCAGCGTTTCAGCAGGCCCGTGTCGTGCAGCATCCTGCGGCAGACCCAACGGATGTGCTCGTCCTCCTCCCGGCGCGTGTCCTCGATCTTGCGCAGGTACGCCTCGCTGCTCCAAGACCTAGACGCAGCCTCCGAAGCAATCAGCGACCACACCCCCGTCAGGCCAAACCACACTCCGAAGAATATGAGGGCGGACATCCAGCCTCGGCCGTACCCTGCCCATTCGACGGCGTGCCAAGCCAGAAGGGCGTTGACACCGTTGACCGTCCACCTCTCGGTGATCTCTAATTTTGCGTTTCGCTCGGCGTTATCGACGTAGTCAGACCATTCAAGCATCTCACTACCTCCCCGTGCTCACCTCCGCTGTCGCTCCTGCTCGGAAGGTCAGTTCTCCGCTGTTGCATCCCGCGCCTCGGCCAGCACCTTATAGACCAGCCCACGCTTGCACCCAACCACAGTAGCAATCTCCGTGGCCCCTTTGCCTTCCCTACGCATCGCGAGAATGCGCTCGTGGTCAAAGCTCGGCGGCCTGCCTCTATAGACGCCCTTCGCCTTCGCAGCCTCAATGCCCGTGCGTTGGCGGTCCCTTATGAAGCCAAGCTCCATCTCGGCGACCATGCCCAGCACCGTGAGGACCATCTTGCCCATCGGTCCCCCTGTGTCGATAGCAGGCTCCAGCACGCGGAGGCTCGCCCCCTCCTGCTCAAGCTCGTGGACGAGGTTCAGGACGTCACGTGTGCTGCGGCCCAGCCTGTCGAGCTTGACGACCACCAGGGTATCGCCTGGGCGGATGAACTCCATCACCGAGGCCAACTCATCTCTCCCTTCGCGTGACCCTCCAGAGACACGCTCGGTCCTGACTACGGTGCAGCCAGCGTCCCTGAGCTTGGCCTCTTGGGTGGCCGTTGATTGGTCGCTGGTGGAAACGCGAGCGTAGCCGATGAGGTGGCCCTGCTGCTTGTTGCGCTCTGCGCTTGGCTCGGTGACCTTGGGCTTGGTGGTCTTGGTGGCTGGCTTGGCGGGCATGATGGCCTCAGTGTTCACTATGGGTCTTAACCTGCCCTAGATAGCGTTCACTAAGTCCCATGTCAACCCTAAATGAACGCCCAGAGTGTTCACTCGTCACCGTACTCTGTGGGTGTACCCTATGTGAACCGCCCTTACCGACTTCGCGCAGGCGCGCGAGCGGTAAAAAAACGTTGACCGGCAGCGGTTCGAACCTCGGCTTCCCGCCGGCGTCGATCAAGACGGTGAAGCCGCTCGACTGACCGCTCTTCTGGGCCCGGGCCAGGTGCTTGCCAAACCTGTCGACCAAGTTCTTGACCGAAGCGGGTTGCGTGGAAAGGGTCTTGAGCACAACCGGGTCGACCGAAACCGCAAAATCCAGCCCAGAGTGGCGGGAGCCGCCGGACAGGCGCATCGCGGGCGCCCCGGCAACCCGCCTTGCTTTCGTCGTGCGTCCCTTGGCCGCAGTCGTCATGTTTCGCGCCATATATACCCTCAAGGAAGAGGATGGCGGCGCACTGCCGTTTCGTCAAGTTCGTAAACCCTGTAAAGTCGAACCCGTCAGCCGCTCCTGCCCGGCCACCGTGGTTTCCGCGACAACGGCTGGGCGAGCCGAGCCGCCGGGACGGGGCGTGTGACCTGGCTCACACCCTCCGGCTGCAGTCTCCGCTAGCCTCGGCCGACGGTTGGGGTGACATAACGGCCGGCACCCGGCGGCGAGCGTCTGATCGCATTCGACCGAAACAGTCTGACAGGCGAATCGGCCACTCGACGAATGGACTGGAGGACGGGTGAATGGGCCCTTTGTCTGCTTGTCTGCCTGTCGGAACTCCGGGGGTGCCGCACGTGCGACTGCAGGAGCGAGACGAAAACGGCCGACCTGTGACGCCCACCGGCCTGCCCCGCGCCGCCGGGCGGCCGCGCGTCTGCGTCGTCAGCGACGTCCGCCTGTTCCGCGAGGGGTTGTTTGCCAGCCTGTCGGGCCAGACCGGCATCGACGTGGTCGGCACGGGGTGCGCCGCCGAGGCGCACGACCTTGTGCTGGTGCTGCGGCCGGACGCGCTGCTGCTGGACCTGGCCGCGCGCGACAGCCTGGCGCTGCCGCGAAGCCTGGTGGCGCTGCTGCCGTCGCTGCGCGTGGTGGCGTTCGCGGTCACCGAGGCCGAGACCGACGTGCTGGCCTGCGCCGAGGCGGGCATTTCGGGCTATGTGGCGCAGGACGGCTCGGTCGAGGATCTGGTGGGCACCGTGCTGCACGCGGTGGACGGCGAGCTTGTCTGTCCGCCGCGCATCGCGGCGCTGCTGTTCCAGCGGGTCGCGGCGCTGTCGGTGCAGGCGCCGTCGGGACCGTCCGAGCCGCTGACGCCGCGTGAGCGCGAGATCGCGGGGCTGGTCGCGCGCGGGCTGCCGAACAAGGCGATCGCGCGGGAACTGAGGCTGGCGCCGGCCACGATCAAGAACCATGTGCACAACATCCTGCAGAAGCTGAGCCTGCAGCGGCGCGGCGAGATCGCCGCACGCCAGTCCGGGCGCCGCGCGCCCGGCTGACCTTTTTCCGGGCCGCGCCACGCGTCCCCTTACGTCCACAACGCGCCCGCATGACGTGACGCCGCCGTATGCGCGCGGCAACGGATCGTTGCATACGAAATTTGTAGGCCATTTGGCCCATTGACACGCTGCCCGCACCGCAATCCGCGAGGGGCGCCACATCGGCGTATTGCCGCCGCCCGCCGCCGTGCAGGCGCGCGGTCCGGACCGGAGCCGGGCCGCCGGATGGACCGCGCAGGTTCATGCGCAGGCGCCGCACCGCCGACAGGGTAAGCCGCGCAAGCGGAGTCACCGTGTGCGCATCCTGCTCGCCGGAATGTCGAACATGCTGTTCCAGATCGTGACCGGACTGCTTGCCGAGGCGCCCGAGAACGTCGTCGTCGGACGCGTGCCGGATCGCGGCAGCGTCGCCGCGCAGATCCGGGCGAGCCATGCCGACGTGGTCATGATGCAGGCAGCCGCGCCCGGCAGCGCGAGCGCGGTCCAGCCGCTGCTGTACCGCTTCCCGACGCTCAAGATCATCACCATCGCGAGCGACGGCGACAGCGGCTTCCTGCACGAGCTGCAGCAAGTGGCGCATCCGCTGCGCGAGCTGTCGGCCGAGACGCTGCGCGACGCCCTGCGCGGCGCTTCCGGCGGGGTGACGCACTGATGGCCGACTATCCCGTCATCGGCGATGCCGGCCGCTCGCTTGTGCAGGTGATCTGGAACGCGATCGCGCCCGACCCCGTGCTGTCCGGCCTGATCAACAGCGAGAGCCTGATCTCGCTCGAATCGCCGGCCGAGCACCTCGAGAACAACGACGGCACGCTGCTGTCGGTCTATCTGTACCGGATCGGCGAAGACCCGTACATGAAAAACCGTCAGGCGGTGGAGGGAACCGGCGGACAGTTGCGCCGCCCGCCACTGTCGCTCGATCTCTATTACCTGATCACGCCGCTGCTGACCGACGCGTTCGACCGCCATGTCGTACTCGGCAAGGTCATGCAAGTTCTCTACGACCACCCGACGCTCGACGGACCCGATCTGGTCGGCAGCCTCTCCGGTTCGGGCGACGTGCTGCGCTGCACGTTGAACCCGGTGCCGCTGAACGAGGTCGCGCTGGTGTGGCAGGCGCTGGAAATCCCCTACATGCTGTGCGTCTCGTACATGATGCGGGTCGCGCTGCTGCAGTCGACGATGCAGAGCGGCGGCGCGCGCGTGGTTGCGGTGAACCGCGGCTACGGCGCGAAGGCGCCGGTGCTGGCGGGGGGACCCTGAGACATGGGGTTCGTCACCTTCCCGCCCGAGCAGAACGACACGAAGCTGATCTTCGCGCTGCGGCTGCGCGACCGGCTGACGCTGCTGGATGCGCTGGCGGGCGATGTCAGCGTGACCGCGGGCGCGGCGACGGGCTGGCGCAAGGGCGGCAGCGGCACGTTCCTGTTCTTCAGCCTGCCGAACGGCCCCACGACCTTCGCGGTCCGCAGCGGCCCCGACACGCCGTTCTATCTACCGACCGACATCAACGTGACGCTGCCGGCGGGAACGGCGCTGTGGCCGGCGTTTCCCGACATCACGCTCGCCAATCCGACGCTGCCGCTGTCGGACCCGGGCCAGCCCGCGGCCTATCGCACGCAGTTCCTGCAATGCGCGCTGCAACCGGCCATCGCCTATCCGTTCGACAACGGCGCGACGCTGCTGCGGGGCATGGTACTTCAGGCGGGTGTCGCGGTTTCCGGCGCGAGCGTGTTCGACGTGCCCGGCAACGCGCTTCCCTACACGACCGGAGCCGACGGGCAGTTCGTGCTGGTGTGGACGAACCCGCCCGCCGCGCCGGTCGCGACGACGATCCGCACGCAGCGCGCCGGCCATCCCGACGTGGACACCACCGTCACCATCCAGCGCGGCGTCACGACCGCCGTCACGATCAATGTGTAACCGCAGGCGAGGGAGCAGCGTATGCCCGAATATCTGACGCCCGGCGTCTATGTCGAGGAACTCGACACGGGCAACAAGCCGATCGAGGGGGTTTCGACCAGCACGGTCGGATTCCTCGGCGTCGCCGAACGCGGACCCGCGCAGGCGACGCTGATCACGAGCTTCACCGACTATGTGCGCGCCTTTGGAAGCTATTACGCCTCCCCGGCCGGCCAGCAATACTATCTGGCCTACGCGGTCGAGGGTTTCTTCAACAATGGCGGGCAGCGCTGCTTCGTGCAGGCAGTGCGCCCCGCGGGCGCCCTCCCGGCGGCGCAGGCCGCCGACAAGATGAACATCACCGCGGTCAGCGGCGGGCTCTGGGGCGACCAGATCGCCGTCAAGGTCGAGCAGAGCGGCGCAGGACCCAATTTCCGCATCACGGTGATGTACTGGAAGGCCATCCCGCCGAACGCGGCGCTGAAGGTGAATGTCGATCCCACCAGCCGAACGGCGGCCGACCTGCGGAACCCGGACCGGCGCGAGCCGCAGATATCCGAGGTGTACGACGACCTGAATGCCAACCCGCTGTCCACGAGCTACTATGTGAACCAGATCAACGGCGTCTCGGCGCTGATCACGGTCGCGCCGTCCGCGGCGGGCGTGCCGAACCCGCAGGCGCTGACGCTGATGTCCGGCGGCACGCCGGGCGGGGCACCGGTGCTGGGGGACTTCGAGGGCACGAACCCGGCCCCCAAGCCGCCGGGACAGAAGATCGGCCTGGATGCCTTCACCGAAATCGACGAGATCAGCCTGCTGTGCTGCCCGGATGCCTATGCGCTGGCGAACCCGGACGACGTCAACGGCGCGCTGATCGACCAGTGCGAAGTGCTGATGAGCCGCTTCGCGATCATCGCCAGCACGGCCAACGAGCCGCTACCGTTCGGCATCGCCTACAATTCGAAATACGCCGCGTTCTACTATCCGTGGATCAACGTCGTTAATCCGACGACCGGAGAGGTTGTGCTGATTCCGCCGAGCGGACACGTCGCGGGGATCTACGCGCGCAGCGACGATGCGCGCGGCGTGCAGAAGGATCCGGCGAACGAGGTCATCCGCGGCATCGACTCGCTGCAGTTCAAGCTGACCGACGCGCAGCAGGCGCTGCTCAATCCGGTCGGCATCAACGCGCTGCGCTACTTCCCCGGCGCCGGCAACCTTGTGTGGGGCGGGCGCACCACCTCGCTCGATCCGTCGTGGAGATACATCAACGTCCGCCGCCTGTTCATCTTCGTCGAGCAGTCGATCCTTCGGGCGACGCGCTGGGCGGTGTTCGAGGTGAACGACGAGCCGCTATGGGCGACGCTGCGCCGCGCGATCAGCGACTTCCTGACGCGCATGTGGATGGACGACATGCTGCAGGGCGCGACCAAGGATCAGGCGTTCTTCGTGCGCTGCGACCGCACCACGATGACGCAGGCCGACATCGATAACGGAAGGCTGATCTGCGTGATCGGCATCGCGCCGGTGAAGCCGGCCGAGTTCGTGATCTTCCGCATCGGCCAGTGGGCCGGCGGCGGCGGCGTGTCCGAGTAAGCGGGGAGGCATAGATGTCGGGCGTACAGCGCAATGACCCGTACGGTCAGTTCAATTTCCTGATCGAGATCGACGGCGTCACCAAGGCCGGGTTCAGCGAGGTGAGCGGCCTGACCACCGATACCAACGTGATGGAGTATCGCGACGGCAGCGACAACAACCATGGCGTGAACACCACACGCAAGCTGCCGGGCCTGATCAAGTACAACAACATCGTTCTGAAGCGCGGCTGGACGCAGGATGCGAGCCTGTGGACCTGGCGGCAATCGGTCCTGCAGGGCAGCACGAAGCGCCAGAGCGGCAGCATCAGCCTGCTGGATGAAGGCCGCAACAAGGTGCTGAGCTGGAGCTTCCATGACGGCTGGCCGGTGAAGTGGGAAGGCCCGGCGCTGAACGCGAAGACCAGCGAGGTCGCGATCGAGACGCTGGAGATCGCGCACGAAGGCCTGGTGCTGGACCAGTAGGCGGAGACCGGTCATTACCGCCATCGTCACACCGGGGATCTACCGCGTCAGCCCGGCACCGCTGCCGCCGCCGCTGGCGCTGGTCCGCACCGACATTGCGGGCTTCGTCGGCTATGCCGAACGCGGCCCGCTGCCGGAGGATTTCGCGCCCGGCTTCGATGCGACGCTGGTCGCGCGCCGCCTGACGAGCTGGGCCGAGTTCCAGTCGGTCTTCGGCACGTATCTCGGCGAGGGCTTTCTGGCCTACGCGGTGCGCGGCTTCTTCGAAAACGGCGGCGACACCTGTTATGTGGTGCGCGTGGCGGCGACGCGCGCGAGCATCGAGCGCCAGCCGCTGGCGGCGAGCATCGCGCTGCCGTCCGGTCCGGCGACGGCGGCGGGCACGCTTGCCACGGCGGGTACCGGGTTCACGCTGAAGCTGACCTTCGCCGCGGGCGTCACCGCCAACCAGCTTGTGGGCCGGCTGCTGCGCATCAGCGGCCACGGATTCGAGCAGTCGGTGATGGCGGTGTCCGCCGCCGCCGATGGCAGCCTGCACATCGCCGCACCGCTCGATCCGCTGTTCCAGACGGGCGACGCGGTGGAGGCATTTCCGACCGCCGCCAGTATCGTCGCGAAAAGCCGTGGCGCATGGGGCAACCGGCTGCGGCTGCAATTCACCGCGCTGGACGGCGACGCATTCGGGCTGACGGTGACCGTCGATCCCGGCCCGGAAGTACTGCCGACCGAGCAGGAGTTCTATCGGCGCCTGACGCCCGCCACCGCTGCGCAACTGCTTGCAGGCTCCAACCTCGTCACGATCGAGCCGGGTGCCGCGCCGCTGTGGTTCGATGCGGCGGGGCCGCTCGGGGGGCGCATCGTCTATCTGTCCGGCGGGCGCGACGGGCTGGCCGACGTGACGCTGGCCGATTTCGCCGGCAGCGCCGCCGACCGCCGCGGCCTGCGCCTGCTGGAGGATATCGACGAAATCGGCATCGTCGCAGTGCCCGACGCGGTGCTGGAACTGGAGAAGCCGCGGGTGCCATCCGTACCGGCTCCCGACCCCTGCGCGCCGCCGCCCGTGGTGCCGCCGCCGGTGCTGCCGCCCGACCCGACGGGGACACCGCAGCCGCTAGCCGCCAACGACCGCGCCACCTTGCAGATGACGATGATCGAACAGTGCGAGCGGCTGATGTACCGCTTCGCGCTGATCGATCCGACCGACGGCATCAAGCCCGACCAGATGACGCTGTGGCCGACGCAGCAGGGGCTGATCAACCGCTCCGCCCGCTTCGCGGCGGTTTACTATCCGTGGCTGCTGGTGCCCGATCCCGCGTCTGCCGATCCCGCCGCCACGCGGCGCGTGCCGCCGAGCGGGCATGTCGCGGGCGTGTATGCGCAGATCGATCTGTCGCTCGGCGTGCAGCATCCGCCCGCCAACGTGGCGCTGGTCTCGGTCTCCGATGTGGCGGAGCCGGTGAACGGATTGCAGTCCGGCGCGCTGAACGTCGCCGATGTGAACGCGATCCGCGTGCTGCCGGGCCGCGGCATCCGCGTCTGGGGCGCGCGGACGCTTGCGAAGGATGAGGCGTGGCGCTTCGTCCATGTGCGGCGGCTGATGTCGGCGATCGAGGCGACGGTACAGCGCTGCACCCGCTGGGCGGTGTTCGAGACGAACGACGCGGCGCTGCGCTCGTCCCTGTCGCACGGGCTGACGGTGCTGCTGGAGGGGATCTGGGAGAAGGGCGGTCTGCAGGGGGCGAAGCCGTTCGAGGGTTTTTACGTGCGCTGCGATGGGACCAACAACCCGCAAGCGGTGATCGACGCCGGGCAGGTGATCTGCCGCGTCGGCGTCGCGGTCGCCGCGCCCATGGAGTTCATCGTGTTCGAAATCCGCCAGGACGTGGCGGGCGGCACCGTGGTGGAGAGCTGAGCATGTCCGGCAGCATGCGCACCGACCCGCTGGGCGCCTTCAACTTCTACATCACGCTGCTCGACAGTTCCAACCTGCTCGGCACGCTGATCAGCGTCGCCGCGAATTATGCGGTCGCCGGTTTCTCGGAATGCAGCGGGCTGGAAGCGACGATGGAGGTGCTGGACTATCGCGAGGGCGGGCAGAACAAGTTCGTGCATCGTTTCGCGACCCGCGCCATCTATCCCAACGTCACGCTGAAGCATGGCGTGATCTTCCAGTACGACGATCTGTGGACCTGGCATTACGACTGGGTGCAGGGCAGCGGAAAGCGCAAGGACGGCGTGATCGTGCTGATGGACGAGGGCCGCCGCCCCGCCAAGGTGTGGAAATTCAAGCGCGCGATCCCGATGCGATGGATCGGCCCGTCGCTGAACGCCGCCCAGAGCACGGTCGCGATCGAAAGCCTTGAAGTCGCGCATGAGGGGCTGGTTCTGGAGGTCGGCGCGTGAACGGGGAGATGCGTCATGGCTGATGTCGAGATCGGCGAGATCAACACGCGCGTCGAGATCACCGAGCGCGCCACGGGCAGCCCCGAAGACCTGCAACGCATCGTGGACATGGTGATGCAGCGGCTGCGCGAGGCCGGGCACGCGGACGCGCAGCGCGAGCAGGACAACCGCATCCGCGACCGGTCCTGGAAATCCGACGTGAAGCCGGACTGAGCACATGGAACGCCTGACCATCATCCCGGAACGCGGCGCGACGATCACCGCGATGTTCAATCCGGAACGCTACACGGTGTCGAAGAGCCTGCAGCTCGCCGAGATCGGCATTCCGGGGCTCGATGCGCCGGTCGTGCAGTATGTGCGCGGCCAGAACGAAAAGATCAGCATGGAGCTGTTCTTCGATACGACCGATGCGGGCATGGTGGGCGACGTCACCGACGTGCGCGACCAGACGACTTCCGTTTACAAGCTGATCAAGGTCGATGGCGAGCTGCATGCGCCGCCGCGCGTCCTGCTGCACTGGGGCACGAGCGGGCAACTGACCAGCCATGGCGCGTCGATCCCGCCATGGCTCGTGCTGGAGTCGATCAGCGAGGAGTTCAACCTCTTCAGCCCCGACGGCATCCCGCTGCGCGCCAAGCTGACGGTTGCCTTCCGCGAGGCGTGGACGATCGAGGAGCAGTTGCAGGTCACGCCGCGCCATTCGAGCGACCGCACCAAGCTGCGGCGGGTGCAGCGCGGCGAGACGCTGAGCTTTATCGCTTTCTCAGAGTATCAGGACTGCACCGGCTGGCGCGCGATTGCCGACGCGAACGGGCTGGACAATCCGCGCCTGCTCGATCCGGGCAGCGTGCTGTTGATCCCGCCGGTGACCGGCACCGCCATCGGCGCGGTCACGACATCGGGGAAACCCTGATGTCGGACGCCGTTTTCCCGCAGGACGTCTATGTCGGGCAGGACTTCTACGTGCCCGGCTATCGCATCGTGGTCGGCGGCAAGGAGCTGCGGCAGATCGAGAGCGACGTGATCAGCGTGACCTACACCGACAAGAACAACGAGCTCGACAGCGCGGAACTGACTGTTAACAACTGGGACCCCGACGGACGCGGGCCCGGACGCGGCTGGTGGAAGTTCAGCGAAGGCAATGCGCTCGATCCCTGGCAGGATGTCGAGATCTGGATGGGCTACTACCGCGGCGGACGCGACGAGCTGCGGCGCATGATGGTGGGCGAGCTTGTGCGCATGACGCCCAATTTCGCCAGCGGCGGGGCGGCGACGCTGACCGTGCGCTCGCTCGGGATGCTCAACCGCTTCCGCAACAGCCAGATCAGCAAAGACTACTTCCAGAAGAAGGACTCGTGGATCTTCCGCGACATCGTGGACACGGTGGCGCAGGAGACGCGCAAGGCGATCCCCAACCTCGACCTCGTGACCGACGGCGAGGAGATCGACCGCACGATGGCGAACGAGCAGCCGGTGAAGCACCTGACGATCAAGCAGGAATACGCGATCAACTTCCTGTTCGAGCGCAGCCGCTCCATCCGCTACGAGCTGGCGGTCGATGTTTCGCAGGCGCAGCCGGGCGGGTTGCGCACGGTGACGCTGCATTACCGGCCGGCGAACGAGGTGATGCGCCCGACCTACATCCTGGAATGGGGCAAGTCGCTGGTCAGTTTCCAGCCGAGCCTCGGCACGTCGAACCAGGTGACCGACGTGATCGTGCGCTGCTGGAACCCCGACCTGAAAAAGAAATTCGAGGGCCACGCGACGCTGCAAAACTTGCAGAACGAGGGGATCATCGACCCGGCGGCCGATCTCAAGGCGCGGCAGGGACCGCAGGCGCAGCGGACAGAGATCGTCACCGACGAAATCGTGCAGAGCGACGCCGAGGCGACGCAGCTTGCCAAAAGCCGCCTGCGCGTGATCGCCCAGTCGCTGGTGACCGGGCGGGGCCGGACGGTCGGCCTGCCGGACCTGCGGCAGGGCGTGAAGTTGCAGATGAAGGGGCTGGGCCGTTTCGACGGGAACTACGTCGTCGAGCAGACGACGCACACGATCGGCGACGGCGGCTACACCACCGATTTCACCGCGAGGATGGAGAAGTAGCCCGCCATGAGCAGCATTAGCGGCGTCGTCGTCGGTCTGGTGACCCAGGTGCGGCCGGGAGAGCTGAAGGCCACCTATCCGTGGCTGGATGCGCAGCACGAGACCGACTGGGTGCGCATCGCCTCCGGCATGAGCGGCAACGGCCGCGGCAGCTTCCTGATGCCGGAACTGCACGACGAGGTGCTGCTGGCCTTCGACCAGGGCAACCCGCGCGTGCCTTATGTCGTCGGTTTCCTGTGGAACGGCCAGGACCTGCCACCCGGTCAGGACGTGCGCGACCGGCGCATCACGTCACGCAACGGCCACACGATCCGCATGCTGGATACGACGCCATCCAACGGCAGCGTCGGCGCGCTGGTGATCCAGGACGGGCACGACAACGTCATCGTCATGTCGAACAGCAAGATCACCATTCACGGCGTCGGGCTGCTGGAGATCGACGCGCCGAACATCACCATCAAGGGCCGTCCGGTCGCGGATGGCATCAACCCGATCTGAGCGCGCGCCATGCCCAATTTCGACATTCCGGTCGATGCCGACCTGCGCAAGCTGTTCAACCTGCCGGCGTGTTCGGAGATCAGCATTCCCGGGCCGAAGCCGCTGAAGGTGCAGTTGCCGACCGGCGGCTCGATCAGCGCCTTCGCGGACATTTCGAAGGGTATTCCGACCGACTGCTCGATGACGTTCAACCTGCTGGTGCAGCTTGCACCGTTCCTCGCCGCGACCGAATGCCTGATCAAGGTGCTCAAGCTGCTAAAGCCGCTGATCGAGGTGATCAAGGGGCTGCCGAAACCGCCCTCGCCCGGGCTGCTGGTGGAGTTCGGCGAGGCGGCGGTGGCGCTTGCGCCCTGCCTGCTGGTGCCGACGCCCGCCTCGATCATCCCGTTCATCCGCGATCTGCTGTGCCTGATCCTGCGCGTGCTGAACTGCTTTCTGGGCCAGATGAAGTCGCTGCTGCGGGTGATGGAGGGGCTGGAGCTGAAGTTCAACCTGGCGCAGAACAGCGGCAATGACGAGCAGCTGAACTCGATCAAATGCGCGCAGCAGAATGCGAACGCGCATGCGCAGCACCTGACGCAGTCGCTGGAGCCGATCGGCGTGCTGCTCGATCTTGCGGGCGCGCTGTTCGGCATCGCGGGCGTGCCGACGATCAAGCTGCCGGCCGTTGGATCGCAGACCGACCTGCAAAGCCTGAACGCGCTGGTCGAGGCGATCCAGGAGGTGACGGTCGTCATCACCGTCGCGACCGACGCGCTGGGAGGATGCGGCGGATGAGCGGCAGCGTTCCCCCGAGCAAGACGGTAGCGGCCGCGCCATCGGGCGGCGACCTGATCGGCACCGGCTGGCAGTTCCCGATCAAGGTGAACGCGCATGGCGGGCTGTCCTGGTCGAGCGGCCCCGACCGCATCCGCGAGGCGATCTGGATCGTGCTGGCGACGGCGCCGGGGGAGCGGGTGATGCGGCCGACCTTCGGCGCGGGCGTGGAAAACTACGTGTTCGATTCCAACAGCCCGCTCGAGCGCACGCGGCTTGCCGCCGACATCCGCGACGCGCTGACGCGCTGGGAGCCGCGCATCAGTCTGGTGAACGTGGATGTGCGCGCGGGTGACGAGCCGAGCCTTGTGAACGTCACGATCGACTACACGATCCGCACGACCAACGAGCTGTTCAATCTGGTGTTCCCGCTTTATGTGCAGGAGGGCGCCGGCTGATGCCGCTTCCGTACATCGATCTGGACGACCGCCAGTTCGAGGATCTGTTCAACGAGGCGCGCCGCCGCATTCCGGCCTACACGCCGGAATGGACCGACCACAACGACAGCGATCCCGGCATCACGCTGCTGCAGCTTGCGGCGTTTTTTCAGGAAATGATCATCTGGCGGCTGAACCGCGTGCCGCAGAAGAATTACCATAAATTCCTGGAACTGGTCGGGCTTGACCTGCTGCCGGCGGCACCCGCGCAGGCGGACCTGACCTTCACGCTGAGCAAGGGTGCCGTGTCGGCCGATATTCCGGCGGGCACGCAGGTGGCGCTGGGCGGTGGCGGCGGCGGGCCGCCGATCCTGTTCGAGACTCAGGAACCGCTGACCGCGGTCGGCGCGGCGCTTGCCGCGGTGCAGAGCTTCGATGCCGCGCAGTTCACCTTGCAGACCGACGCCAACGCGGCGAACGGGCCACCCGGTTACGCGGCGCTGAGCGCCACGCCGCAGAAGGACGCGGCGCTGTATCTCGGTTTCGATCAGGCGTTTCCCGCGGCCACGATCCGGCTGACATTCTATATCGGCGGCTCGGCCGTGCCGGCGCCGGTGCAGGGCGGCGCGACGACGACCGCTGCATTGTCGCCGCCGGTGCAGGCCTATTGGGAATACTGGGCAGGCGATGCCGCGGGGTGGGAGCGGCTGACCTTGCTGGATGACGGCACGCAGGCGCTGACAAAAAGCGGGGCGGTGCTGTTTACCGCCCCCACGGACGCGCAGGCCCGGCAGCTCGGCCAGTTGATGAAGCCGGACGATAAGGCGCTGTTCTGGCTGCGCTACCGCATCGATCAGGTGCTGGGCGCGGGCTACGAAACGCCGCCGATGGTGCAGGCGGTGATGATCAACACCGTGCCGTCGATCAACGCCGCGACCGAGACCGACGTGCTGCTGGGGGCGGCGAACGGGCGCCCGAACCAGACCGTGCAGTTGCCGCGCTTTCCGGTGCTGCCGCTGCTGCCGGGTGTGGCCGGCTGCATCGCGGTGGATGAGGGCGACGGCAATGGTTACGTGACGTGGACCGAGGTCGGCGACTTCGCGGGATCGGGGCCGAACGACCGGCACTACGTGCTGGACCATCCGACCGGGCTCGTGCATTTCGGCGACGGCAAGAACGGGCGCATTCCGCGCTGGCTGTCGGGCAATGGCAGCAACCGCGACGATGCGGACGTGGTCAACATCAAGGCGACCAGTTTCCGCTGGGGCGGCGGCGTTGCGGGCAATGCCGGGGCGAACACGATCAGCAGCCTGCGCGCCTCCATCCCGTTCGTGTCCAGCGTGACCAATCTGCGCCCGTCCTTCGGCGGCGCCGACGAGGAGAGCGTGGCCGCGGCGCAGGTGCGCACGCCGCAGGTGCTGCGCACTGCCAACCGCGCCGTCACCGGCGATGATTTCGCCTTCATCGCCAAGGAGACGCCGGGCGCGCAGATCGCACGCGCGCAGGCCTTCCCGCTGCTGAACCCGTCCTTCCGCATGCGGCGATCCACCGCCGACGGCACGGCGCAGGCCGAGGTGCCGGTGCCGGGCGCGGTCACGATCGTCGTCGTGCCGGAGAGCACCGAGCCGATGCCGATGCCGAGCGCGGGCACGCTGCAACTGGTGGCCGCGTGGCTGGATCAGCACCGGCTGCTGACCGCCGAGCTGTTCGTGGCACCGCCGCGCTACCGCGAGGTGAGTATCGAGGCGAGTCTGGTGGTCGATCCCGCCGCCGATCTCGGGATCGTGCACGACGCGGTGATAAAGACGCTGACCGACTACTTTCATCCGCTGCGCGGCGGGCGTGACGGCACCGGTTGGGATTTCGGCGGCACGCTGTATTTCTCGGAGACGTACCGGCAGATCCTCGACGTGCCCGGCGTGCTGCGCATCGTCACCGGATCGCTGAAAACCTATGTGGACAATGCGCTGCAACCGGCGGCGACCGACGTACTGCTGGAGCCCGACGAGCTTGTCTATTCGCTGGTCCACCACATCACGGCGAATTACCAATGACCGCGACGGCGTCATACCGGCAATATCTGTTGCTGGCGCCGCTGCCGGCATGGCGCGCGAGCGCCACCGGGCTGACCGAAGATGCGGCCGGTTTCTACCGGCTCGATCCGCTGCCGGGCGGCGCTCTGCCGGTCGCGGCGCTCGCGGCGCTGAGCCGCGCGCGGCCGGTGGCGATTGCGGAAGGGAGTGACGGCAGGCTGTACGTCCTGGGCGCGGACGGCCGTATCCATGTCGCGCCGGCGGGCTGCGAGACGGCGCTGCGCGTCATTCGCGGCGTCGGCGGCAAGGGACGCGATGCGCGGCATTTCCGCAACGCCGCCGACATCGCCCTGCTGCAAGGCGGCGCGCTGGCGGTGGCCGATAGCGGCGACGGCGCGGTGAAGCTGTTTTCGGCGTACCCGTACGCGCTGCTGGCGGTCACGGGGGGCCTCGGCCGGCCGGTGCGGCTGGCGGCCGGATGGCGCGACGCGCTGTTCGTGCTGGACGCGCACGGCAACCGCGTGCTGTGGCTGGACCGCGACCTTGCGGCGCGCGGTGTGCTGGCTGGACTGACCGCGCCCGCCGCGATCGCCGCCTCCGCCACGGCGATCGCGGCGGCGGACGGCAGCGATATCCGCGTGTTCGCCAATCCCGCCGCACCGCCGGTGACGGCGGGCCAAGTGCCCGGCGCCTCCGCGCTGTGTTTCGGCGCCTCCGGCTGGCTGTATGTCGGCACCGATACGGGGCTGATCTACAGCTTCGCCCCCGACGGCAAAGGCGGCTGGCGCGAGGCGGGGATCGGCGTGCTGGGCCAGCAGGCGCCGATCCTGCGCATGATCCGGCAGGGCGGCACGACGCTGCTGGCGCTGGTGCGGCCGGACGGCGCGAAGGACGCGCAGATCTGGAGCATCGACACCGAGGCCGCGCGGGTGCGCGAGGGCACGCTCGCGACCCAGGAGCTGGACAGCAACATCGCGCATTGCGGCTGGCACCGCATCGCGCTGGACGCCGACCTGCCGGACGGAACGTCGATCGAAGTCACCACCCAGGCCTATGACGCGCCGGGCGGCAGCCCGCCGCCCGACCTGATCGCCGCGCCCATCGTGCTGACGGGTGCCGCGCGCGACTGCCTCGTGCAGGGCGGGCCGGGGCGCTATTTCAAGCTGACGCTGCGTCTGCGCGGCAACGGCGTCGCGACCCCGGTGCTGCGCGGCATCCGCATCTGGTTTCCGCGCAGCGGCTGGCTGCAATATCTCCCCGCCGTCTATCAGGAGGACGAGCAGAGTGCCGCGTTCCTGTCGCGGTTCCTCGCGATTTTGCAGACGGCGTTCGACGGTTTCGACGAGACGATCGACGACATCTGGATGCTGTTCGACGCGCGTTCGGTGCCGGGCAAATGGTTCGACTGGCTGGCCGCATGGATCGCGCTGCCGATCGAGCCGGGCTGGACCGATGCGCAGCGTCGCGCCGTGCTGCGGGGCGCGTTCGCGACCTATCGCAAACGCGGGACGGCCGCCGGCATCGAGCAACTCGTGTCCGATTACGCAGGCGTCGGCGCACGGCTGGTGGAGCATTTCCGGCTGCGCCAGTTGATCGTGCTGCCGGACGATCCGGCGAAGGCGACGGCGACCGGCGCCGGGCGGCTGTGGAGCCGCGACGCGTACCGGCGCCTGCAACTGGGTGTGTACAGCGAGGTTGGCATGTTCAGCCTGGCCGACCAGCCGGAGCCGGCGATGGAGCCGCTCGCCTGGGGCGCCAACCGGTTCAGCGTGTTCTTCGACGCGGCACCGCTGAGCGTCGCCGCCACGCGGAAGCGCGTGGTGACGGTGATCGAGCGCGAGAAACCCGCGCATACCGCGGCGACGTACCGGCCGGTGTTCGCGCGCATGCGCGTCGGCGTGCAGGCGACGCTCGGCATCGACACGCGCGTCGGCGCCGCGGGCGAGGCGGTGCTCGGCCGCGTCTCCACCCTCGGTTACGACGCGATCCTCGGCTGCCGCAACCTGCCCGCCGGACTGCCGAGCCGGCGCGCCGCCACCTCGCCGCGCCTCGGCATCGACACACGACTGGTCTGAAGGAGCGCCGCCGCCATGAGCATGACCATGCAAGACCCCAAAGCCCCGGCGGCAACCGGCGCGCCGGCCGAGCCGGTTTCGACGACGGGTACCGGCAAAGCCTGCATCCCGTGCGATGTCCCGCCGTTCTGCCGCAACCATTACTATCGCGGGAAACTGCTGACCGAGCGCGAGTTCGCCGACGAGCAGCGCTATGTCGGCGACCGGCACCGACTGCATCAGATGGCGCTGCACGGCTGGGGCGTGGTGTGCGGGCTGAAGGTGAAGCCGCATCCCTATTGCCCAGAGCAGAAACTGGTCATCGAGGAGGGGCTGGCGATCGACAGTTGCGGGCGCGAAATCCGCGTCTTTCGCGACGTGACGATCGACCTGCCGCGCCTGCCGGACGACAAGAAACCGGACACCAAAAAACCGGACGACAAGAACGGGCACAAGGACGGGGGACCGCCGAAACCCGGCGCCACAGACGGGGGACACGAAGGAGGCGGACACGAAGGAGGCGGGCACGAAGGAGGCGAGCACGAGGGAGGCCGCGAGGATGAATGCGTGCCGGAGCCGCCAGCGCGCACGCTTTACCTCTGCATTGCCTATACCGAATGCGAGAGCGAGTTTTCGCCGGCGCCGTTCGACGAATGCGGCTGCAATACCGGCGGGCTGAAGCCCAACCGCATCTGCGACGGTTTCACGCTGGAGCTGTACGACAGCAAGCCCGGCTTCTGGGACGAGGCGGTCGGGGACGAGTGCGAGGCGGAGGATTGCCGCGAATACTACTGGGAGGGCGAGCGCCACTGCCGCAGGCCCGGCGGCTATTGCTGCGTGCCGCTGGCAATGATCCTGGACGTGGTGCCGGGGCAGAAGGTGACCGAGCACCAGATCCACACCCGCGCCAACCGCCGCCATATGGCGAGTACCGAGACGCTGGACCGCGTGGTGCGCTGCATCCTGAACAAGCTGCCGGCCGAGACACTGACCCGCATCGACGACACCAACTGGGAACACGACCAGCGCTATCTGTGCCGCGAGTTCATGAGCGAGTTCATCAGCTCGGCCGACCACAAGCGCGGGTTCCGCATCTCGTTCAACGAAAAGGTGCACGCCGACACGATCACCCAGCGCAGCTTCGAGGCGCGCGTGGTGTTCCGCTCCGACGATCCGGCGCAGCCGCGGCGCATGGAGATCGCGCCCGCTGAAATCCTGAAGGACGAGGGCGAGACGCATTGGTGCAGGCTGGCGATCGACCCGACCTATGCGCGCAACAACCTCGATATGCGCGACTTCGACCTGTTCCTGACGCTGCGCTGCGATCAGGTGACGGATCTGCGCGGGCTGGCCGTTGACGGCAACTTCATCGCCCGCCGGTTCCCGACCGGCGACAACGTGCAGGGCGGCACATTCGAAAGCTGGATCCGCGTGCGTCCGCGGCACATTCCGGCCTGAGCGCGCGAGAGGAGCGACAGATGGCGACCCCCTCCACGACGGCGACTACGACCTACACATCGAACCGCGTCAAGCCGGCGCCCGTCTCGACCACCGAACGCTGCTGCGACTGCGGCTGCAAGAAGACCGAATGCAAGTGCTGCGAGCTGATCTGCTTCGAGCGGCCCGACTATCATTGCGGACATCTGCTGACCGACGCCGACCTGTCGCTGCAAATCCGCTACCTCGTCGAGAAGAACAAGCTGCGCAACCGCACGCTGTTCGGTACCGGCGTGGTGTGCGGTCTGAAGATGACCTGCGACCCGGATTGCTGCGACCATATCCTGATCCACGAAGGCTATGCGATCGACGCCTGCGGCAACGACATCGTGGTGTGCGAGACCGCCTGCTTCGACGTGATCGCCGCACTGCGCGCCAAGCATCTGATCGCCAAGGTGGAGGAGCGGGACCGCTGCAAGCCGGAGGTCGAGGAACACTGCTGCGACGTGCCGCAATGCTTTTACGTGAGCATCTGCTACGAGGAAGAAGACGCCGAGTTCCAGACGCCGTTTCAGGCCGGATGCGCCAGCGGGCCGCAGGACTGCGTGCCGACCCGCATCAAGGAGCGTTTCCGCATCGAGGTGAGCGACAAGCCGCCCGAGCATCACTCCTACCTCGACTGGCTGGAAAAGCGGCTGCGCCACTGTTTCCGCCTGTTCATCGACAGCCCGGTCGGACGGCTGATGCAGAAGGAGATGGCGCTGCTGAAGACGGTCGCGGACGGCAAGGCCGAGCCGACGACACAGGGCAAGGACCGCTATTGCGAGGTGTTCTGCCTGCTGAAGGCGCAGTTCCAGCAGCAGATCAAGCAGTGCCGCGACCAGCTTTCCTGCGACCTTGCGAAGGAGGTCGCCTGCCTGACCTGCCCCGACGCGAAGGGCGACCAGTACGGACCGGCCATGCAGGCGGCCTATGCGAGCCTGTTCAAGCTGATGCACCAGTACCAGTATGATTGCGTGCTCGCCGACCTGGTGTTCGACTGCAAGGAGCCGAAGGAAGGCGGGTGCGTGCTGCTGGGCTGCGTGCTGGTGGACGATTGCTGCGTCCTGCGCGTCAGCAACACGCATCGCCGCTATGTCTGGTCCTTCGCCAACATCCTGCAAATCCTGATCACGACGGTGCTGACCGCAGAGATCGAGGCGGCGGAGGCGGCCGAGGAGGGCGATCGCGAGCACAAGCCCAAAACCTGCTGCGACGACTTCGTGGATTTCGACCACCGGGCGTTCCTGGCCGAGTTCGAGGTGAACCCGGCGGGCCGCTACTACGCCGCCGCCGCGCCGGTCCGCGTCATGCGCGCGCTGCACAAATCGGTCGCGGCCAATTTCGCCTTCGCGGATTCGACCGCCATCTCGCCCGCGCTGTTCGCCGGGGCCGATCCGAAGCTGCTGATGGCCTTCGCCGAACAATTCGGCTTGCAGACGAGCACGGCGGATGTTGCCACCGAGCTTTCGCCGCTGTCGCCGATGCAGGCGGTGATGTCGGAAAGCCTGATACGGCGCAATGACGGGGTGCGCATGTATCCGGCGGCGGACGGCAAGACTCGCGCGGTGCTGCCCGACTTCGTGCGCGAGGCCAGTCCCGAGCGCGTGCTGTCGCTACAGGCGCTGGAACAGGTGCTGAACGACCGCGACAAGACGATCACCGACCTGCGCAGCAGCGTGACCGACCTGCAAACGCGCATCGCGAAGCTGGAATCGGGCAACGCACCGGAACACCCGCCGGGCTGACGCCGGTCAAGGAGGAGACGCCGCATGGCCCGGACAGTCCAAAGACTGCGCTACTTCGACGGCGAGTTCCTGCGTAGCGGCGACATGACGGACGAGCAGGACTATCATGTCTGGATGCGGCGCAGCCTGACGCTGGGGCTGCATCCGCCCGGCATCGTCACTGGCGCGCTGATCCAGCAGGACGCCAATTCGGTGCCGCCCAGCCTGCTGTTCTTCTCGATCAGCGCCGGGCTGGTGATCGACCAGACGGGACGCGAAATCCTGATCGCGGCGCCCTTCGTGCTGTCGTCCGACAACGTGCTGGGCCAGGCGGGGCTGGTCGCGGGCGCGAACGAGGTGTGGATCGTCTATCAGGAAAGCGCCGCCGGCCTGCCGCAGACGGGCTACGCGCAGTGCGACGATCCGTCGCAGAACACCCGCATCGACGAGGGCTTCACCATCGCGCTGAAGCCGAGGGGAGTTGCGCTGCCCAAGGGGGCGAAAGACCCCGACACCGACCTGAAGGGAATCCGGCTCGGCACCATCGTGCTGATGAACGATCCGGTGAACGGCTGGACGATCACGGGCGCCGACGCGATCGGGCGGACCTATGTCGGCGTGCGCGCGCAGTCGATCGTCGCGCCCTATCTGCCCAACCCGGACACGTTCTCGGTCGTCGCGCAGAACGTCGCGCCCCCGGCCGCGGGTGCCAGCGCAATCGCGCCGGCCGGGTATATCGATGTCGATACCGGCATGTTCATCCGCGGCAACACGTTCATCGAAGAAAATCTGGTGGTGGGCGATGATTTCAAGCTGGACAACGCGGTCTATCCGAAGCTGCCGGCGCCTGCCTCCATCCCGGCGAAGGGCAATGTCAAGCTGAACGGCGACCTGTTCCTGAACGGCGCCTTCTACGGATTTCTCAACGGGACCTGGCTCGGGCTCGGCGACTACATCAAAAGCCTGATGCCGGACGTGCAGACCGGTTTTCAGGATTTCGACCTGACCAACACGGGCGGCGCCACGACGGGCGCAAACAAGGTGACCGTGACGACGACCCTGACCAGTTTCAACATCGCCAAGCTGGAGGTGAACGCCGCGGTCGCCGGGTTCACGCTGGTGAGCAGCACCAACTTCAGCAAGATCAATCCCAGCGACACCCCGCAGGTGCTGGCGAGCGCCGTTCCGGTACCGAAGACCGCGCAGTCGATCGAGTTGGACGTCACATGGACCGTGTCGCCGAGCTTCACGGTCGGCTTGCAGCAGATGTTGCCGCTGGCGTCGGTCCGCATCTTCTGGCTGGTGATCTTCAGGCCGTAGGCAATGACCGTCCGCATCGCCCGCCTGAGCACGAACTGCATCGCCCCGCGCGGGCAGGAGCAGGCGGCCGGGCTGGTCGATGACGTGGCGCGCAACCGGCTGCCCGCCGCGCTTGCCGCACGGCTCGGCCCGAGCCTCGACCGGGAGGCGGCGGTGTGCCGGCTGAGGACGCTGAACGTGACGGTGCGCATCGACGCCGAGACGCTGCGGCGCGGCGGGCTTGCGGATGCGTGGGCCGGGCGGGTGGCGCAGGCGCTGCATGCGGCGCTGGCCCGGCCGGAAGACGACGGCGCGCTGCTGCGCCGGCACGAGACGCGCGCGGCCTATCTGGCCGCCATGGTCGCGCATGTGCTGGACGACGGCGGCGGCGGGACCGGATGGGCGTTTCCCGAACTGGCCGCCCTGCCCGGCCGCCCGGCGGCGATCGCCATCCTGGACATCCTGCTGGGCGCCGGGCCGCCGCTGCCGGAGCTGCTGGCGACGCTGGCGCGCGCGCGACTTCTGGACGCGGCGCTGGCCCTTCTGGACGAGGTGGGGCTGGAGCGGCTGCTGCGCGCGCTGGCCGGGACCGTGGAGGGTGAGGACGCGCCTTCCGTGGAGCAGGCGGTCGCGATCGCCCGCGCTCTGGCGCGCGACGGGACGCCGCCGGCGCAGGGCGAGGCGGCGAGCCGGCGGCAGGCGCTGGCGCTGTGGCTTGCGCACGCCCCGACGCTCGCGCCGCGCGCGGTCTGGCAGACGATCCGGCTGCTGCGCCGGATGTTGGTCGAGCCGGTGCCGCCGCGCGACCGGGCGAGAGCCGACGACGCCGGCATGGCACCGCCGTGGATCGGGACGCTGCACGCGGCGTTCGCTTCCGGGACGCCGCACGAGGCCGCGACGGCGCTGGAGGCGCTGCGCGCGACCACGCCCGGCGCGCTTCCCGCACCCGCCGCCCTGCCCGGCGACGCGCGTCACCTGCTGTCCGACTGCGCGGGGATGCTGCTGCTGTGCGACATCGTCCGCCGCCTGCATTGGCCGCGCGCCGTGCGGGCGGCGGGTCACGGCCCGCGCGTGTTGCAGGCGGTGCTGGCGGGCGCCGGGATGCGTCTGCTGCGCCACGACTGGCAGCCGGGCGACGAGGTCGATCCCGCCGTCGCGCTGCTGGCGGGGATGATCGAGGAGGTGGACCGCATCGGGCTTGCGCGCGTGTTCGCGGGGCCGCCGCCCGCCCTGCCCGATCTGGCCGCAACCGATTGGCCCGCGCTGCTGGAGGAAGCGGCGGATGCTCTGGCGCTAGGGTTTGCCGCGCGCGTCCGCGGCTTCCGCAAGGCGGGGCGCACGACGGTCGTGCGGCAGTTCCTGCGCCTGCGCGGGCGCATCCTGATCACCGCGTCGGCGCTGCAAATCGTGTTGGAGCCGAGCCCTTGGTCGATCGCGCTGCATATCTCCGGCGCGGACGACAGGCTGGACAATGTGCCGTGGATGGGCGGGCGCTGCGTTTCCTTCGTGCTGGAGGGGCTGTGATGGCGCGGCATTCCTACGAAAACGGGGCGGAGCATCTGCTCGATTCGCTCGGCTATCTGGACCTGATGCTGCGCCGCGCGCTGGTGATCGCCCGCGCCTCGCGCCCGGCATCCGATCACGAGGCGTTCGCCGGCATGCTGATTTCGGAAGCCGAGATGGACCGGCTGTTCGCGACGGTGACGCTGGCGGGCGATCCGCAGCCGGCGAGCGGGGTGATCGCCGACCTCGACGCGGCGATCGAGCAGCGCCGCGCCGACATCCATCATCGCGTCGCCGAAGCACGCGCCGCCGGCGTGCATCTGCCGCTGGCGCAGCTTGTGGGCCTGTATGCGCTGTCGGACGCCGAGACCGACCTGCTGCTTGTGGCGCTCGCGCCCGAGCTGGAGACGCGATACGAGACGGTGTACGCCTATTTGCAGAACGACGTGACGCGCAAGCGCCCGAGCGTCGAGCTGGCGCTGGAGTTGATCTGCCGCGGCGCGCAGGAAAAGCTTGCGGCGCGGCGGCTGCTGTCGCCCGAGGCGCCGCTGAGGCATCACCGCCTGCTGACGCTGGGCGAGGAGACCTACGACCGCGAGCCGACGATGCTGCGCCGGTTCCTGAAGCTGGACGACGCGGTACTGCGCTTCGTGCTGGGCCAGCATCCGGCGGCGGGCGCCGCTCTGCGCTGGGTTCGGCCGGGCGAGAGCGTGCCGGAGCTGAGCACGTCGCCGGAAACCGGGCGTGCGCTGGATACACTGGTGCAGGCGTTGCAGCGGAGCGGCGCCGCGCACAGCATCGTCCATCTGGAAGGCACGCCGGACGCGCCGCTGGAGCCGGCCGCAATCGCGCTGGGCAGCGCGCTGGACCGGCCGCTGCTGATCACCTCGATCACGCATCTGGCGGCCGGGCCGGAGGCAGCGGCGACGCTGGCGCGCGACGCGGTGCTGTGGCGCGCGCTGCCGGTCGTGCGCATCGACGCGCCGCCCGAGCAGGAGGCGGAGCGGGCGCGTCTTGCGGCGGCCGAGTCGCATCTGTGGGCGGCGCTGCGGGAGGCGGGGCTGGGTGCCGTCGTGCTGTCCACCGAGGACGGCTTGCGCCGGCTGCCGGCGGATTTCCGGCTGTGGCGCGTCGCCGTGACCGTCCCCGATTTCGCGGACCGCCGCGCGCTGTGGGAGGCGGCGCTGCCGGGTCGCATCGACGTGACGGACGCCGAGCGGCTGGCCGACATGTTCCCGTTCGGCGCCGGGAAGGTGCGGCAGGCGGTGGGCCTGGCTCACACGCGGGCGGCGCTGCGCCATCCCGCCGATCCGGCGCCACAATTCGCCGACCTGATGCAGGCGGCCCGGGCGCTGGCGACCCCGAATTTGCAGCGCTACGCCGTGACGGTCCCGCCGCTGCATGGCTGGGACGACATCGTGCTGCCCGAGGACCGCAAGCAGCAGCTTCGCAGCGTGGCCGCGCGCGTCACCAACCGCGCGCTGGTGCAGCGCGACTGGGGCTTCGGCGCCAAGCTGACCCGCGGGCGCGGATTGGCCGTGCTGCTGAGCGGGCCGCCCGGCACCGGCAAGACGATGGCATCCGAAATCATCGCCGCCGAACTGGCGCTCGATCTGTTCCAGATCGACCTGTCCACGGTGATGAGCAAATACATCGGCGAGACGGAAAAGCAGCTTGCCGCGATCTTCGCCGAGGCCGAACAGGGCCAGTGCATCCTGTTCTTCGACGAATGCGATTCGGTGTTCGGCAAGCGCACCGACGTTAAAGACGCGCACGACTATTACGCCAACACGCAGGTGAATTACCTGCTGCAACGGCTGGAGCAGTACGAAGGGATTGTGCTGCTGGCGACCAATTTCGCCCGCAACATCGACGAGGCGTTCCTGCGGCGGCTGCACGACAGCATCGACTTCCCCTTCCCCGACGAGGCGGCGCGCGAGCAGATCTGGCGCCGGCAGTTCCCGCCCGAGGCGCCGCTGGCCAAGGGGATCGACTTCGCAGCTCTGGCGGCGCAGTTCCGCCTGACCGGCGGCGGCATCCGCAACGCCGCGCAATACGCCGCCTATCGCGCGGCCGAGACGCAGGGACGGGATGCGGTGATCGGCCTCGACCAGATTCTGGAAGGCGTGCGGCGCGAGTTCCAGAAGCAGGGCAAGCTTGTGGTGGCGAGCGATCAGGGACAGCAGGGACGGGCGCAGGCGGGCGGGGCGCGGGCATGACGGTGTTCGGCCGCGTGCTGGCGCTGTGGCCGCCGCGGCGCCGCCGCGTGCTGCCGGCCCTGCCCGCGCCCGAGACGGTGATCGCGCTGCCGGCGGAGACGCCGCCCGACGTGGTGATCCTGCCGGGACCCGTGGCCGATCCGCCAGCCGATCCGCCGCCGCGCCAGCGTCCGCCGCCCGACCCGGCGGAGCGCGCGCGCTATTTCGGCGGCGCGGTCGCGGGTGCGGCGCGCGTACCGAGGCTTGCGGCGCCCGCCGCTGCCGACCTCGCGAGTGCGCTGGAACTGCCGCTGCGGGGGCTTGCGACCGGTACGCAGCACCGGGCGCATCCCGGCCGCGTCGAGCA